ACAATTTTATGATGTAAGTGGTGCTACAAGATATAATCAGCTTCAGTGGAATACATTGCCTAACATGAGTGGCGCTAGTACAATCAACTATTCTACTGCTGCAGGTAATCATGCTACTCATGTTCTTGGAACAATGGGCGGTTTAACTGTCGGTTGGGCTCCTGGTGCACAACTATATAGTTTACCAATTAGCTATATTGGTTCTTCATTATATTGGTTTGATGCTGTAAAAGAATTTCATTTAAATAAATCTGTTGATCCTCAAACAGGTCATAGAAGACCAACGGTTATGAATATGAGTTGGGGATATAAAACCTATTTGACTAATATTACCGGAATATATTTTAGAGGTTCTAATGTAGGAACTACACCCGGATCTTCTAATGCAATAATTGGTGATGCATCAGATAGAGTGAATTGTCCGATATATGGTTTTGAATCTGAAATAGATGAATTACATGAAGCAGGTATTATTATTACAAAGTCGGCTGGGAATCAATATCAAAAACTAGATATTGATGGTGGAACAGATTATAATAATTATATGACTCGATCAGTCGGTACTGGAAACATAAGCGCTGGGAATCCTTTATATTATAATAGAGGTTCAAGTAATCGAAGTACCGATACGATAGTTGTTGGGAATATGGACAGTGATTTATATTCTAGTAGTGAAGCTACAAATACATCAAGTGAAAAAGGACCAAGAGTAGATGTATGGGCAGCAGGAACAAATATTATTAGTGGTGGTAATAGTAGTGATACAACATATCTTAACTATACAGGAACAAGTATGGCAGCTCCTCAAGTAGCAGGAATGTGTGCTCTTCTAGTACAAATGAATCCGGGTATGAGTCCAGCACAAGTTAGACAGTGGGTTATAAATAATGCAAAGACTGGTCAATTGTATATTGGTGATACAAACAACAACACCTACTTTAGCAACAATAGAAATTTACAAGATGGTAATGATAGAGTAGCTTATTGGCCTTTTAGTGATCATAGGCCTATTAATCTCTCCGTCAATACAGAATATGTATCTTTTTAGATATAAATAGATTAAATATTTTAGAGGTTTACAATGACTCGTCAGAACATATCAACTGGCACATTTGCTAATGACGGAAGTGGTGATACACTTCGTCAAGCCGGGCAAAAGATTAATGAAAATTTTGTTGAGCTATATCAGAAACTTGGTGGAGATAGTAATTCTCTAACAGGTATAGTATCTGTTGCTAGTGGTGGTATTTCATTTGAAGGTACAACTGATGATGCTAATGAAACAGTTCTAAATGCTACAGATCCTACACAAGATAATACTATTAATTTACCAAATGCGTCAGGTAATGTTGTACTAGACTCAGCTACTCAAACTCTTACAAATAAAACACTTACAGGTCCAATAGTAAGCAGTATAAAAATTCAAGATAACGATGCTTCGCACACTTATAATTTTATAGCGGGTTCATTGACTGCGAATCATAACATTAATATACCAACATTAGCAGATAGTGATACGCTTACTTTAATTGCTGCCTCTCAAACATTAACAAATAAAACTCTTACAGCTCCTACAATGTCTCAACCAAAAGTCAGTGGTTATATAGCAGACGTTAATGGAGCTGAGCTTATTGGTATTACTGCAACAGGAAGTGCGGTTAATCACGTCGGTGTACAAAACGCAGCTACTACTACGAATCCTATTTTAAATGCAGTTGGAGATGATCCAAACATTAATTTAAATTTAGCCGGTAAAGGTACCGGATCAGTAGAAATAGAAAAAGGAGCGTATTCGGTAGGTGAAATTACATCTACTGGTGCTGCAGATACTTCTAAAGGATTTATTCTCGCAAATTCAGCGACTCCGATTACAATATCAGTAGCTGATGGTACGACTGTTGGAGAACATAAAATATTTACAAATAAGAATGCTGGTGCTGCTACTATCACTCCAGCCAATTTTGGACCAGGAACCAGTATAGCTTTAGATAACAATGAAGGTTGTCAGATGATATGGGATGGTGGAAATTGGCAGTTGATTGGTAACAACGGCGGAACAGTGAGCTAGGGAATCTAAAATGGTTGCAATTATTACAGATAGATTTAAGAAACAAATTCTAAATGATCTTTTTACGGATGTTAATGATTCATCTGACACATATTACATCGCTATTGGTAGATCACAAGATTGGAATGCTACAGATGTAGCTCCGATTCCTACTAATACTGCAAAAACTGAAAGAGACTTTCGAAATAATATGCAGGCAATGAAAAATGCTGAAGATGTTTCATATGTAATTCCTCGATATAACTGGTCATCAGGTACAATTTATTCTGGATATGATGATCACGTTCAAGGTTATCCAACTAATTCATACTTTGTTATGAATGATGAACTCGCTGTATTCATATGTTTACAACAAGGTCGTGATGCACAAGGAACTGCAGTTGCTTCTACTGTTAAACCTTCTGGATCATCGCTATTGCCATTTACAACTGCTGATGGTTATGTATGGAAATATATGTACGGTCAAACAGCTGTTCGTTCTACTAAATTTACTTCGGCTAACTATATTCCTGTACAATTTGTTGACTCTGCAGACGCAACTTCACCTGCATTAGAACAAGAACAAAAAACTATTCAAGATGCAGCTGTACCAGGCGAAGTAGTTGCAGTTAAATTAAATAATGGCGGAAGCGGATATACATCAGCTCCTAGTGTTGTATTTACGGGCAACGGAACAAAAGCTCCTCAGGCTACAGCAACCATTTATAATGGAGAAGTTGTAAAAGTCGAGATGAACGATTCGGGTAGCGGAAAGGCCTTTGGCGCTGGATATGACTATGCATCAGTTACTTTTTCTGGTGGTGGTGGATCTGGAGCACACGGTAGAGCTGTAATTTCTTCTAAAGGAATAGGTGGAGATGCAAGAGACGATTTAAGATCAAATGCTCTTATGTTTAATACCAAACTTCAAGGCGACGAAAATAATTCATTAATTACAAGTAACGATTTTAGGCAAGTTGGGCTTATTAAAAATCCGGTAGAAACTGATTCAGCATCACCTGGTAATTTATTTAATTCTTTGGCTGGTAATGTGTTAAATAAATTAAAGTTCGGCTCTATTGCACAAAGTTTTACTGAAGATAAAACTATTCAAGGATCTACGTCAACAGCACAAGCTTATGTAGATAAAGTCGATTCAAACTATGTTTGGTATCATCAATCTGATTCAACTGGCTTTCTTACTTTTACCGAAGGTGAAACAATTACTGAGACTGATGGTAACGGTGAAGGCATTCTTGACTCAGCTGCAAATGATCCAGATACAGACGCATTTACAAAATCTACTGTAAAACCTTTCTCTGGAACATTATTATATGTAGATAATAGGGCTGCGATTGAAAGAGATCCAAACCAAACCGAAGACATCAAAGTTATTATTCAGCTGTAAGGCAATTAAATGGCGAACAAATTTACAGATAAGATCTTTAGCGATACGTATAAAGACGACTATAGAGATAGCGACAACTATTATAGGATTTTATTTAATTCTGGTAGAGCTCTACAAGCACGTGAGCTTACTCAGATGCAAACTATTATTCAAAAAGAAATAGAACGCTTTGGAAGAAACATTTATAAAGAAGGTGCATCTGTAAATCCAGGCGGTCCTACTTTAAATACTCGATATGAATTTATAAAACTAGATACAAGTACGAATACTCTTCCGGCTGATCTATCAACAATTATCAATGACGAGTTTACTGGTCAGACATCCGGATTTAAATTTGTTATTTTAGAAGCGGTTGCAGCAACAGGCACAGATCCTGCTACTCTTTATATTCGTTATACAGATACTCTCAATGCTACAACAAATTTTAATACATCGCAAAAAGTAACTGCTGGTGAAGACATAGTCGGAGCCGTATCAAATATAACTCTTACTGTTCAAACTACAAATACTACCACTAATCCTGCGGCAGGGTTTGGTTCACGTATTTCTATAGATCGTGGAGATTTCTTTACTCAAGGCCATTTTGTATTTGCTGAAAAACAATCAAAGATTATTAGTAAATATACTTCTTTGCCTACTGCGACTGTTGGATTTAAGATTCAACAAGATATCGTATCTTCTACGGATGCTGAAGCTTTATATGATAATCAAGGAGCAACACCTAATACTTCAGCTCCAGGCGCTGATCGTTATAGAATTCGTTTAATATTAGCAACGCAAGATGAAATAGACTCTGATGAAAACTTTGTCTATTTCTGTAGAGTTATTAATGGTAATATTTTTGACGTTGTAACTGGAAATAATCAGTTTAAATCTATTGAAGATCGTATGGCTCAAAGAACAAATGAAATTAATGGTAATTTTAATATTAGTCCATTTTTACTTCAATATGAAGAAGATTCTGATGCTAACTTTTTAAAAGCTGTAGTTACTCCAGGCCTTGCATATGTCAATGGCTATAGAGCTGAGAAAGAATATCCAACAAGAATTCGTGTTCCAAGAGCACAAGATACAATTTCATTAGAAAACCAGGTAGTAGCAGCTAATTACGGTAACTATGTAGTTGTTTCTACTATGACAGGTGTTCCAGACATTAATGTATTTGAGATTCGTAACTTAAGATCTGCAGTAGGTCATGGTGGATCTACTATAGGTACTTGTCGTGTAAGATATGTTGAAGAAGACGGCGGTAATTTTAAACTGTATCTTTTTGACGTTGTTATGAATGCAGGTCAAAAGTTTTCTGATGTACGTTCTATTGGTACTTCTGCTAGTGATTATGCCAATGTATTATTAGAAAATAATGAAGCTGTACTGAATGATATTGGTAATAATAATCTTCTTTTTGGTTTATCGTTCTCTAGACCAAAAGCATTGTCAGATATTTCTCTTGAAGTACAACGTAAGTTTGCTGCTTCTTTTGACGCTTCAGGTCAGGCAACTCTTACATTAACTGCGACAGGTGAAACATTTGCAAACACGGCAGATTGGATTGTATCTGTTGATTCAAGCGGCGCTATTATCAGTCCCAATGTTTCAATATCAGGTGCCGGCACGCAAGCTGCAACTCTTTCTAATGGTCCTACAAGTACAAACGTTGAAGTTATCGTAAAGGTTAATAAATCAAGCGGCTCTGTACGAACTAAAACGTTGCTTGAAACTACTGTTACTGGCGTTGTAGAATCTGATGGTGCTGGACTTAAATTTATGGAGTTAGAAAAACCAGACTTATTTAAATTAGATAGACTACGTGATTCAGATTCTGATGGAGCTGATAGACTTGGAGATTTTATTGTTGATAATGGTCAACGTGATAACTGGTATTCTCCAGCTCGAGTAATTCTAAAAGGTAATAAAACTGCTCCATCCGGCAATTTATTTGCACGATTTAGATATTTCCAGCATGGTGCATCTGGTGACTTCTTTGCAACCAATTCGTATACCGGTCAGGTAGCATATGGTGATATTCCATCGCATAGATTAAATGATGGAAGAAAAATTGAACTAAGAGATGTATTAGATTTTAGACCACGTAAAACAGACAAAGACTCTGACTTTACTGGTGGTACGGCTCGTATCAACGAACTACCAACAAATACAGATCTTATAACTACAGACGCAGAATTTTATCTGCCACGATTTGATCGTTTAGTTATAGATCAAGATGCTAACTTAATAGTATCACAAGGTCGGTCTGATTTGCAGCCACAATATCCGGATGTAGCTTCAAATCAATTATTATTATATGATATTAATATGGCTCCGTTTACAATTAGTGATTCTGATATTGGGGCAATACCTATTGATAATAAAAGCTTTACAATGTCTGATATTTCTTCTATTGAGAAGAAAGTAGATAATCTTTTTGAACTAACTACTTTGTCTTTATTAGAAAATGGATTATCTAATTTTTCAGTATTTGACTCAACAGGTAATGATAGAACAAAAGCTGGATTTTTGGTTGACAACTTTCAAGATCAACTTGCAACCGGATTTGATAACTTAGAATACAGAGCGTCTATAGATCCTCAGGCACAAATACTCAGACCTTCTTTTACAGAAGAAAATATTAAACTAATTTATGATTCAGATCTTTCTACGAATACTATTATAAAAGGTGATAACGTATATGCAAAATATGTAGAAGCTGATTATATAGATCAGCCTCAAGTTTCTGGTATTATGAATATAAATCCATTTAATGTTATTACGAATATGGGTCAAGTTACACTTTCTCCGGCATCAGATGATTGGAGAGAAACAAGACGAATTGCAGATAATATAATTAGCGGTGGTACAGAAACCAGAATTAGTGGTAGCCAAGCACAATTATTTAATAACTCACAATGGAACTGGGGCGGAACACAGGTAGGAGATACAAGAACACAAGGTCTTGGTTCTTCTTCATCAACAGGAAGTGTAACAACTTCTAGTACAAATAATGGTGCCTCAGGAAACTGGAGATCTGCCACAACAACTGACACAACAAGTCAGGTTACTACAGTTACAACAAGAACGGCTGTTGCTCGAGTTGCTTCTTTCTCAACTATACGTACCGTAGTCGGTGATCGTGTGGTTGATGTTGCAATGATTCCATTTATGAGATCGCGCCGTGTAAGTTTTAGAGCTGAAGGACTAAAGCCAAATCATAGGTTCTTCCCATTCTTTGATGGCGTAGATGTAAGTAACTGGACACGATCCGGAACTTTTACACGCATTGCTACTACCGATAACGAAGTTGGTAATAGATATGACAGAAATTCTGGACACCCAGATGGCGGTGGTACATCACTATTTTCTGATGCAGAAGGTAAAGTTGAAGGTGAATTTTTTATTGCAAATACTGATACACTAAGATTTCGTACTGGTATAAGAGAATTTAAATTACTAGACATCACAGCTGATAACGAAGAAGATGCTACTTCAATAGGTGTTACTACTTATGCTGCTCAGGGTGTCATTGATATATTCCAACGTACTGTAAGATCTACGAGAATTAGAAACGTAATAACTAGTGCACAAACTTCATCTTCGTCTTCTATTTCTGGGCGTAGCTCAACAACATCTACAACTGCTTGGAACGTTGTGACAGGCGAGCGTCGTGTTGACGGAGTTACAGTAACACCACCACGTACAGTAAGACAATCTGATCCTCTTGCACAGACATTTTTTGTATCAGATCAGGATGGTGTGTTTATTACAAGTGTTGATATTTACTTTAATTCTAAAGATGCTACAATACCTGCTCAGTTACAATTACGTCCAACAGTAAATGGCGTACCAGCATCTGACGAAATTATGCCAGGTTCAGTTGTATTTAAATCTCCGGCAAATATTAATGTGTCTGCTGATGCAACAGTCGCTACAACATTTACATTTGAGGAACCAGTATTCTTAATGCCTTATGAAGAATATGCGGTTGTATTATTGGCAGAATGTGATAGCTATAATGTTTATATTGCAGAAACAGAACAGTTTATATTAAACTCTACTGAGAAACGTATTACATCTCAGCCGGCTATGGGATCGTTATTTAAATCACAAAACGGCTCTACATGGGAACCAGATCAAACAAAAGATCTTATGTTCAAAATGAAACGAGCAGACTTCTCTACGGCAGGATCAAGTATTATTCTAAGAAATGGTACTGTTCCTTTAAGATTATTAGGAACAGATCCTGTTTCTACGGTTCAGGGTGATGCTACTATAACAATTAATCACGAAGATCATGGTCTTAATGTTAATGATCAGGTGAAAATTTATGGTTTTGATTCTAATACTCAGTATGGCGGTATATTTGGTAACCGATATAACGGAACAAGAAACGTTACAGCAGTTGACCATGATAATTTCACAGTAGAAGCCGGTGCTACACCTACGCTTACTTCTTCAGTTGGTGGCAATGTTGTTCTAAATAGTCAAAACATTCCATTTGAAGAAGTGTGGCCTTATATAGAAACTAATATTCCGCAGTCGACTTCTATTGCAGTGTCTGGTAAATTCATATCTGGAAAATCAGCGGCAGGGTCTGAAACTCCATATGTTCAAGATCCTTCATTTGGTCCATTAGCTCTTCGAAATAGAAATGTATTTAGTGTTCCAAAAGTTATTGCTGCGGATTATATTGAAACAACAAATCTTCCAGCTGGAGAAAAGTCAGCTACAATTAAAGTTGACTTAACAACCAACTCTTCTTATGTTTCTCCAGTAATCGATATGCAAAGAGCAGCGTTATGGTTGACACATAATAGAATTGATAATGCTGATTCTGCTGGATCTGGTCTAACTAATATTAATACTCCGTTTAACTTTATTTCTGAGACAGACAAAACTGGCGGAACAATTATAGCTAAACATATAACTAGACCGGTCACACTAGCTGAAGCTGCGGTTGGTTTAAAAATTATTCTTGGTGCAAATAGACCTTCTGTTGCAGATTTTGAAGTATATTATAAAGCGATTAGTGATGATGCTAGATTTGAAGATGCGGCTTGGATAGAAGTAGCAAAAGAAAGAAATATGCCATCAGATGAAAATCCAACAATATTTAGAGATTATGAATATATTGTCGGTGGACCTGGCGGATTATCTGTTCCATTTAACAGGTTTGTTATTAAAATTGTAATGAAATCTTTTAATAATGCTAAAGTTCCAACGTTTAAAGATTTGAGAGTTATAGCATTGGCGGTATAATATGAATAAATATCAGAAAGTTGAGGGGACAGAATCTCTTTTTAGAGATCCTTATAATGGCGCAGTATTAAATGTGAATGTAGATGAAATTAAAAAGGCAAAAATTTTAAAGGCTGAAAGAAAAAAGAAAGCACTTGAGTTTGAAGCCGTAAAAGAAGACGTGGAAACAATGAAACAAGATATGGCAGATATTAAAGGATTACTTCAAAGATTGGTAGAAAAAAATGGCTAGAACATTTGTAGATTTAAACGACCTCGTAAGTACGTGGAAAGATAAAACTAACGAGATCAGTTATAAAATTGGTGATCTTGCCAATCTTACTACAACTGGTGATTCTGATTTAGTACAAGCAATTAACGAAATAGATTCTGATGTTACTTCGTTGCAATCTCAGGTTAATACTTTTGTATTTTTAGATTCTTCTCAAGTGGTAAATATTATTACTTCACCTGCTAATAATATTTTTCCAATCACTGCAGCTGATTTAGAAGACTCTTCTATAACCGAAGCTAAAATAGCAAACAACTCTATTAGTAGTGCAAAATTAAAAAATCTACAAACATTAGTCATTTATGATTCTGCTGGAACAACGTTAAAAACTTTATACACAGCAGGAACGTAACATGGCAGTCGTGAGGCCAATGAAAAGAGTTGGCTCTGATCTAAGAGCTATGACTTCAGCAGAAGTAACTCAAATCATCGATGAATGCATAAGATTATATGGTAATAATCCTGGAATAAGCTTAACTGTTACTTCAGACGCAGCTGCAACTTCCTTTGAGCAAAAACTAGCTACTCTTGTTGATCGGCGTTTACCTGCAGGTCCAGCTAATATATCGTCCAGTCCAAATCCTAGTCCAGGTTCAGCCCCGTCTTTTGTCGAAGTAAATTATATTAATACTTTACAAAGATATGAATATGGATCTACTGATTTTCCATATAAAAAACGTAGTACTAGTTCTTATCAAAACTATTCTTATCCTTTATTTTATATCGATACACCTCCATACAATGGAACAAATCCTCCATTTACGCCGTATCTTAGAGCAATGAGTTGGGTAGATATGTATGATACTTTTATTTCTTCGGCTCTTACAAGATTAGCTAGTGGTACTACAACTCCGGCAGAAAATGCTGGAACATATTTTGTTTCTACTGCTACTTCAGAAACAGATGCGACTTTAGTATCTTCAACTCCGATTGCAAAGGATACAATATCTGATATATCAGAATTTGCAACAGGCAGTTTACCAGAAGTTGAAGATCAACCTGACGCTGCTGAAACTAGTTGGTATTTACATCGTGTTAATGCAGCAGCTGAAGGACCAGTTCCTCTACCTATTACAATATTTGGTGATAACGACGATTTTAAAACATTAGATAAACCTAAATTTAGAGATATGCTTTTAGATTTAATGCAATATTGGGCATATGATCCAGCTAACTCTACTAATACTTCAATACGATATCAATATGGTACTAGTGCTTTTCTTAGTGGGCAAGGTATGAATCAAAGAGGATCTGGTATAACAGATACATATACTACAAACTATTTTGAAAGAACTGGACAAAACGCACCTGATCCAAATGCGACTGAATATTATTCTCAACAAGTTCCGACTGGTGTGGCTTCGGTACAAAGCACAAATTATTTAGGAATAGGATTATTCTGATGAAAGGTATATTATGGCAAGATTTTCAAATAAGATTGAAAGCTTAAGATACGCCGATAGACAACATAAAACTATAGAAATTCTTTATAAGAATGGCGATTCAATAAATTCATATTACATAGAAGTAGATTATAATAATCAAGATTTTTTAGATCTCTTGAAAGAATATTCTATTGAAGATATAGAAGATCAAACAAAAGCATATTATGATAAAATTAATGCTCGAAAGCAAAATACAATTCAATCGTGGATCGAACAAGCTCAGGCTGTTTTAGACAAACAAGATAAAGAAAGATATGAGTTATTTGAAAAATATAAAGAAGAACAATTAAGAATATTAGAGATCAATGTTGACAAGTATAAAGAAAAGCAAGAAGAGTATCTTGATCAACAGGTAGAGCAAAGATATAAAGAAGCTGAGCTTTATATAGAGACTCAAAAATCAGATTTATTAAATAAGTTTAAAACGTCTACGCCAACAACTGTATCATATACTCCAGAAAAAGTTGCTAAATATATGATAGACAATTTCGAAGACGAAGATACTGTGTTTAAAACTAAATTAGAAATTTTTAATTTGCCTGAAGTTAAAAATAGTAAAGACCGTGAAATGAAAATGAAAGTACGAAAAGCAAAAACCATACCCGAAATATTTGCAGCATATTATGATATTCA